GGCATGGTTTCCAGATAACTCTGTGTAACCGTTTGTGGCTAGGTATTCGCCGCGATGGGTACTATCAGCATACCCAATGCGCCCAGCGCTATCTTCATAAATATATCCAGCTCCAGAAGTTGCAAGAGCCGAAACCAATGAATAAACATCTGTAACATCGGATGCCCTAGAAGTTAGCTCATAATCGCCTGGCTGATCTATTTCACCGAGTCCAGAATTCTCTGCATTAGCCCAAGTTACTGTGGGGGTATAAGTTGCCCATGTTGTAGCTGCTGGAACTTCATTCCAAGTGTTAAACAATAATGGCTCTAAAATTGAGTAAATCTGATCGCCATCGAAATCTTTAGTTAATACGCCTTCGGTTAAGACTTTAGGGAGCTTGGAAAGAGCGCCTAGCGCTGTAACGCTAAAAGTTTGAACTACTGCGTTAGATCCGCTACTGCGAACGCTCTGATTGATATCTGTGACGTATCCGCCAAATATAGGTCTAAATGTGTTTGTTGAGTCTTTAACCTGTAATGCAAAAGAATCGTTTACATCGATGGCTACTACTGACTGGTCTGTATTGATGATTTCTACTGTGCAGTAACCTGCGACTGGTTGCTGGTAAATATCTGTGCGCCCAGAAGTTACTGTTAGGTTAGCAAGAGTTACTGTCTGGAATGTTCCGCCATCTATGGATAGTTGCCAGACTGGATTCCAAGCAGTCATCGATTAAAACCAGCCGCGCCTAAAGTTCCGCGTGATGCTGAATCGTTGAGAATCTCGACTATCTGGCGAGCAGTAGATTCTGAATCAACAGCGCCGTTTACTGTGATGTTGTATTGCTGCAATGACTTTGCTTCGCCTAGACGGAATGAACCTGCGCCTACTGCTGATTGGCTAGTAAGAGCATTTGCCTGAGCTTCAAGCACGTTAAATTCTTTAGTTAATTGATCTAACTGGGAAAGACCAGCCTTTTTGCTGATTCCGCCAGTTTCAACCAAGAATGTTAAATCTGTAAATTTGCCTGAAATATCTGTAAGGCGTTCTACAAGGTTATTTAGGCTTGTAGCGCCTACAACACCAGCAGATGCGCCAGTACCACCACCGCCGCCTGTACCAGCCCCAGAACCGCTTCCAGAGCCCCCAGAAAAGCCCCCTGTGCCGCCTGCTCCACCGCCAGCAGCGCCGCCACCTATTCCACCGCGAGAAATCGCGCTAGGCGCTCCACCTGTTGCAAATCCACCGCCTGCACCGCCAGCCGTACCCATGCCGCCGAATGCAGTTCCTCGAATGTTATTAATCTTTTGGATTCCAGCTCCGAATAGGTTTAGGAATGAAATAACCTGATTCGCCATCTCAATAATAAATGCGATTAATTCTTTAATGATTGTGACTACAACATTGGCAGTCTGAGCAACTGCATTTAGGATTGTGATAAAGCCTTCCATGCTGGATTTACCATCTGTTGAAAATGCTGCTGCTAATTGACCAATACTCTTGGCAACGCTTCTAAATGCTTCTCCAGCCGCATAAGCGCTCTTCTGAGTTTCATCTAAACCTTCGACTGCGCCTTCGTTGCCAGTCAATCCATAAACGAATGCTTCAAATGTAGGAATAACGCTATTGTTAAAAAATGCGACTACCTTTAAAACTGTTGGTAGTAATGCTTCACCGAGCATTGCTTTAGTGTTTTCAATCTGAGCAGTAAGGATTCTTTGCTGGTTAGCCAAGCCGCCAGATGTGCGAGCGAAGTCTCCCTGTGCATCGCCAGTCTGCTTTAGAATTACTTGCTGAGCTGCTAATACCTTTTGCTGAGCCGATAGAGCGCCTGTGCCGTCATAGATGCCCATATTCATGGCTTCTTGCTTTAGCGTTGCATCATTGAGCAATACGCCGTAAGCGCGGATAGGTTCGGATTCACCGCGTAATGCAGCTCCGATTGCGTTAATTGCCTGCTCTGGGCTTGTGTTATAGAACGATGCTAAATCTGCTGAAAGAGTCGTAAGATCCGTTGAAAACTTAACTAGCTCATTTCCTGCAAGTCCAGCAGATTTTCCGAATGTGGCAAATGTTGAAGCCGCATCCATTGCCTGTTGTCTCGTTTGACCTAATTGAGTTGCAGCAGTTGAAGCGAACTTAGTAATTGCAGCAGATGATTCGCCGAAGATAACGTTTACTTTTGATTGAGTTTCAGCAAGATTAGATGCAGCTTTAACGCCATCAATACCAATCTTGATAGCCATTGCGCCTGCGGCGGCTGCGGCGGCGGCTAGGGCAACTCCAACCTTCTTACCGACTGCCGCCATCTTATCGCCGAAGCCATCGACATCTTTTGAGCCTTTATCAAGATTCTTATTAAAGTCGCTTATATCCGCTAAAAGTTTAAGGGTTAATGTTCTAAAATCTTTTCCAGCCATTATGCCCACTCTTTCAAAATTTTATCGAATGCTAAAGTCCAGCGAGCAACTATCTCTGGTTGAACCTTGCGTAATGTTGGATAAATAAAGTAACCGCGAGAACCGCGACCTTCTCTACCTGACCAGACTGGGAACTGCTTATATTTGTTCGATCCGAATTCTGAACCGCCCCATAATTGTTTAGTAGATGCGCCACCACTAAACTTTTGATTTGTAAAACCGTAACTAATTTCACCAATCTTAGAAGACTTCTTAACCTTTGAACCTTCGGCAATGCGACTAGCTACACTCCGAGAGTAAAGAGTGTGAGCTGAGTCGATTACCTTCGCACGAACAAAATCAGCAAGAGCGCCCGATTCGCGTTTAGCAGCTTCGGTTGCTCCGTCTTCCATGTTCTTTAGAGCCTTTAGCACGCCGCGAAGTTCGGCTTTATTTAAGCCCACTTCATCCTGTGCCATTTTGTCGCTCCTTTAGTATTTCAAATGCTGTTAAAACATCTTCCGCAGATTCCCACTCGCTCATCGGTATTCCAGTCTCTAATGCAAGAGTTACTAGAATCCGATTTATGCTTCCGTGTTCATAGCTTTTGGGCTATCTATGTCTCCAACGGTTACGTTTGAAACGTTTTCCATCCAGACATCGAACGCTTTAATCGGCTTTCCACCTGCTTGGCGTTTCATTGAGTGATAAGCCAAGAACATTAGATCCCACATTCCTATGGAGTCTTGCGCTTGGCTAATCGTCTTGCCTGTTGCCTTTTCCCATTTTGCCCACTCTGGGGGTTGAGCCATGTAGGTTTCAGATTCCCCAGAGTTGAACTCGATTATAATTGGCAGTTTCATTTCTTTGCTCCCTTAGTTAGTTCTTACGAGAATGTCTCGACTACTGCGCCCTTAGACACCTTGAATGTAAATGATACAGTCTGAGCATCTGTTCCAGCGCCACCAGCAGTTGGAAATTCTGGCTTAATTGGAAATACGAATACTGCGCCTGTTGCAGCAGTTAATGAAATTGAAATGTCTGTGTCTGGAGCTGATTCTGCTGCTGCCCATAGAGCTTCGCATACTGAGTTTTCCTTGCCCCAGTCTGCGAGCATTTCAAGCGCGAATGTGCCTTCAACGTTTACAGTCTTGTACGCTTCGCCGTCGAGTGTCTGGTATGTCTCACGAACGTTTGTCTTTGTTAGAACTGCGCTAGTCGCTTGTGCTTCGATATCTGTTCCACCTGTGAAAGATAGAGAAATATCGCGACCTGTGATTACTGTGGTTGCCATTATTTATCCTTTAGTTTGTTTGTGTGTAGTAAGTGGAAACTCTGATATCAGCGACCAAAACATTGGATGCACCGACCTGAGTAACTGTTGGTTTTTCTACTGCTCCGACGGTGTATCCAACTGGAATTACCGCTAGAACGCTCATTACTAGCTGCTCCAAGTTATCTAGCGAAGCAGCGTTATTGTTATAGGCAACGCCGCATGAGATCACTAGATTAATCTTTGTGTGAAGCGTTGATTTGTTAATAGTCTCTAATTCAAGGTATGGAGAATCTGGAACGTTTACGCAAAACGGAACGCTTGGAGTCTCTGGTACAAATGCATAAACATTCGCCGCAACTGTGCTTAATGCATTAGATAGTGGCGTGCGAACTGAGCTTAAAATCGTAGATGCTGGCACTATTGGGCAATACTCTCTACGTCAATATAAGATCCAAGCAAGCCTGAGACTCTATTGAAGAGTGATCTCCCTAAACGGTAAGGCGAAACGTTTGTGAAATCTACGCCTTCCATTTGTCCACCAGCCTGATTGCGAGATGTAAAGACTTCAACCGATACAGCTAATGTTGCTTGCTCTACTGCTGGGTTTCCTACGTAATTAGCCGCATTAGTAAGCGTTGCTGTTCCTGCTGGAATAATGTTTTTAAATAGCACGTCTGCGTTTGTAATGTTGCAGGTAAATTCGAACTGGGCATCTCCTGTTTCGTACAAGGTTGTGCCATCAAATGGAATTACATTTACATTTTGAGCATTAACTATACGTGTTCCGTTAAATGGTGAACCGCAGCCAGCAATAACTACGCTTGAACCCTCTGTAAATTCATGTGGAAGTGTTGTGTAAATTGTTGCAATGTTATCTGTGAGTTTAACTGATTGAATTGGCACGCTAAAAGTTGTAAGCATTGGCAAAATTACAATTTCAGCGGCATCTATACAGTCATTTAAAACTGCATCGCTGTAAAGAGAACTGGACACGCCAAGAACAGCGCGTAATTCG